GGCACGTCTACTGGATGCGCTGGACAGATTGCCTCCTGAGAGCTTCACCGTTAGCCGTCTGCAGAGTTTACTGGGCAGCGTGCGCGATCTTAACCATCAGGCCGTAGCCACCATGCAGGCAGGGCTCGAGACTGAGTTGGTGGCGCTGGCAAAGAACGAAGCCAGTTATCAGCTGAGCCTGTTCGATTCCCTTCTGCCATCACAGGTCCTGTCTCACTATCCGCTGCAGGGCATTACAGCCGATATGGTGTATGCCGCGGCGATGGCGCAGCCCTTTCAGGGGAGGCTGCTGAGTGAGTGGGCGGAGAATCTGGAATCGGACAGGCTGGCGCGTATCGTGAACGCCGTCCGCAGGGGTTATCTTGCCGGCGACACGGTAGAAACTATAGCCCGCAATGTTCGTGGCCACGCCAACAAAGACTATCGCGACGGCGCGCTGCAGATGAGCAGGGCAAATGCCGCCAGCATCGCTAAAACAGCCGTAAATCATCTGGCTGCCACGGCACGCAACAGCTTCACCAGTGCCAACAGCGATATCGTGAAAGGCAAACAGTGGCTGTCTACGCTGGACAATAAAACCAGCCACGACTGCATTATTCGTGACTTGCTGCGCTATACCCTGGATAACAAACCGGTCGGGCATAAGGTGCCTTACCTGCAGGGACCTGGGAAGATTCATTTCTGCTGCCGTTCTACTGAAACCTTGATCCTCAAGTCATGGCGAGAACTCGGCATCGATATCGACGAAATGGACGAAGGTACTCGTGCCAGCATGGATGGGCAGGTACCGGCGAAAACCACGTATCTGGAATGGCTCGAGCGTCAGCCTGCTCAACGGCAGGATCAGGTGTTGGGTGCCGAGCGTGGCTGTCTGTTCCGCGCGGGTGAAATAGGCCTGGCTGATATGTTCACTGACAAAGGCGAATGGATATCCCTGGAACGTCTGAAGCAGCTCTCAGGCACAGACAACTAACAACCACATCTTACTTCACGCCCTGGCATCCGCCGGGGCTTTTTTATGGGCTAGGCCCGGCAAAATCCCGAGGGGAAATTATGTTAATTCGAAACATGCTTCTGAAATTTTACGCACCTGAAAGCGGCGGTGAGGGCAGCGGTGGCGGTGGTATCGAAATCACCCCAGAAATCCAGAAGCTGATTGATGAGCGCGTGACCAGCGAAGTCACTGGCCTGAAATCGAAAAACTCTGAGCTGCTGGGCACCATCAAGCAGCAAAAAGAAGACCTGTCACGCTTCGATGGTATCGACCCTGATGCTGTGCGCGGGATCCTGCAGCGTTTTTCCGACGACGAAGAAGCGAAGCTGATTGCCGCCGGAAAAATCGATGAGGTGCTCGATAAGCGCACCGAGCGTCTGCGTGCTGACGTTGATAAGCAGATTAAAGCCGCAAATGAACGCGCGGACAAAGCCGAAGCGTTCTCCAACAAATTCCGGGATCGAGTTCTGGGAGATGCAATCCGTGCAGCAGCGTCCAAAGCTGGCGCGCTGCCGGAAGCATCTGACGATCTGATTCTGCGTGCCAAAGGCACATTCCAGCTCAACGACGAAGGCGAGGCCGTAGCAGTTGATGCAAATGGCGACGTTCTTTTCGGTAAAGACGGCAAAACTCCACTAAGCCCGCTCGAGTGGGCGGAGTCTCTTAAGGAGACGGCTCCGCATCTGTTCCCACGCGCAGAAGGCACCGGCGCGGGCGGACATAAACCAAACGGCGGTGGCAGCCTGAAACGTTCCGAAATGAGCGCCAGCGACAAAACGGACTACATCCGCAAGCATGGCCAGCAGGCCTTCCTCAAACTTCCGAAATAAGGGATTAACCCATGTCTACCACTGTTAATAGTGACCTGATCATTTATGACGATCTGGCGCAGACCGCTTTCCTCGAGCGTCGCCAGGACAACCTGGCAATTTTCAACGCGTCCTCCAACGGCGCGATCCTGCTGGATAACGAACTGATTGAAGGCGACTTCCGCAAGCGTGCCTTCTACAAGGTGGGCGGCTCAATCGAATCGCGTGACGTTAACTCCACCGAAAAGGTGACGGGTAAGAAGATTGGCGCCGGTGAAGCCGTATCCGTCAAAGCACCGTGGAAATACGGTCCATACGAAACTACCGAAGAAGCGTTCAAACGCCGCGGCCGCTCGGTTGACGAGTTCTCCGAAGTGATCGGCACTGATGTGGCTGACGCTACGCTGGAAGGCTACGTGAAATATGGCCTGAAGGCGCTAACGGCAGCAATTGGCGCCAACGCGGATATGGTGGTCACCGCCGATATCGAAACAGACGGCAAGAAGACCCTGACACGCGGCCTGCGTAAGTACGGCGACAAGTTCAACCGTGTCGTGCTCTTCGTTATGCACTCCGCCACTTACTTCGACATCGTGGATGAGGCGATCGCCAACAAAATCTACGAAGAAGCAGGCGTGGTGGTCTACGGTGGCCAGCCAGGTACGCTGGGTAAACCTGTGCTGGTGACCGACACCATGGACGCGGATGCGATTCTCGGGCTGGTGACCGGGGCGGTGACTGTTACTGAGTCTCAGGCTCCGGGGTTCCGTTCCTACGACATCAACGATCAGGAAAACCTGGCGATCGGGTACCGTGCTGAAGGCGTGGTGAATGTCGACCTGCTGGGCTACAGCTGGGATACCTCCAAAGGTGATAACCCGGACCTGACCAAAATCGGCACTGCAGGTAACTGGAAGAAGCACTTCACCAGTAACAAATCCACGGCTGGCGTGCTGATTAAGCTGGGATCCGCAGCGGGGGAGTAACGCTGTCAGCGGATAAAACCTCCGCAACCGCTGACAGCACCGATGCGGTCACCATTTCTCTGAAGTACATGCTAAACGGCGCAGGTGTTTCCGGCAAAACCGTTGTCTGGAGTTCAACGGGCGGCGCGCTTAGCACGGCCAGTTCTCAGACCGGCTCTGCTGGTGGGGCGACGGTCAAACTTACCTCTGATACGGCAGGTACTTTCACAGTCACTGGTACTGTTGATGGTATTGCTAACTCGAGTCAGCAAATCACCTTCACCGCACCTGCTGCAGGCTAACCGATGGGGCGTAAGCCCCATTCACCGGATGCTCAGATGATTAATACTGATATCACCGCCGCTGACGTTAACAGTTACGCCAGCGAAGATGAACTGGCGTCATTTGCCGCGCTGAGAGGGATTGAGCTGCCTGAAACGCTCGCACCGTTACTGATTAAGGCGATGGACTACCTGGAAGGGCTTGATTGGGTAGGTTCCAAAGCAAACCCTCGACAGCCGCTGGCATGGCCACGCGTGAATGTCGTTCTGGATGAACATGATTTCCCACCGGATGAAGTACCACGGCAGGTTATAACCGCGCAGTGCATGCTGGCGGTAGAGGCAATCGACGGCGATTTACTCTCCAGCGTACGCGAAGCCGCTGTGAAAACCGAACGTGTCGAAGGCGCCGTAACCATGACTTATGCGGTTCCCGACGGTGAGGTGTTTACGCCAACTTACCCGGCGGTAATGGCTATTCTTGGCGACCTGGCTGGTGGGCGTGGTTATGCAATCAATGCTTTCGCGGAGCGCGCGTAATGGCCATAAACTATCAGCGAATGCAGGCGACAACGACTCGTATGCTCAAGCAGAACGGCATTGAATACAACGTCACGCGTAAGGGCACGTTAATCGTCATCGGTGGTGTGGAGCATCGTTCCGAGGATATCCAATTCACCGCCACAGGAGTTAAGACGGATTACGCGCCAGGCGAAATTGATGGAACCGTTATTGAAAACGGCGATATTCGGATTGTCTTTACCGCTGAGAAGGAAATTAAAACCGGCGATCTGATCGTCGTGGACGGCGTAAGCCACCGCGTAGTTAAACCTAACCCCGTGAAACCGGGGGCTGTGGTGCTCTGCTACAAATCTCAGTTGAGGACATAGCATGAGCGATAATAAGGGGTTCACGGCTGCCATCACCACGTTCGTGGACAAAGCCAAATCGAATCAGGAAGCGGTCGTACGTGCTGTCGGCATTCGGATCCTTAATCAACTGGTGATGATGTCACCTGTCGGCAACCCGGAACTCTGGGGCATCAACCAGACGGCAGCATCTTACAATCAGGCGGTATACGACCATAACGAAGCGCAAAAATCGGACCCTGCCAACCTGACTAAAACCGGACGGCTTAAGAAGAAAGCTCGACTGGTGGATGGGATGGATATCAAAGCGCCACCCGGATATACCGGTGGACGGTTTCGGGGCAACTGGCAGTTGTCTTTTGATGCACCGACCACAGATGAAACGGGCCGTATAGATAAAACCGGAAATCTGACAAAAGCCGCAGGGAATTACATGCTGTCTCTGTTCAAAGTCGGGATGAAGGCTATTTATTTCTGCAACAATGTCCCTTACGCGTATCGACTGGAGATGGGGCACTCTTCCCAGGCTCCGGGAGGGATGGTACGCATCACTGCTGCTGAGTTTCAGCGCTTTTTTGAGGAAGCAGTAAGGGAGGTGACTAAATGATTCCCGATATCGCGGCGGCGCTGGCCGCCAGGCTCGGCGAGTGGGCTGATGCTGAAGGGATCCCAGTTGCCTGGGAAAACGTGCCTTTCACACCGCCATCTGATGGGCTCTATCTTGCTGTCCATGACATGCCCGCCACGCCGCGTACGGTAGACCTTGGATTGCGCTGCCGCATTTATTCAGGTGTATACCAGATTAATGTTGTGGCCCCAGCAGGCACTGGCCGTACCGATGTAGTGGCTCTGGCTGACTGCGTGGCTGAATTGTTCCCCGAGGGGCAGGAGATTGAAGGCAGGGGTTTTACATGCTGGATAGATCAAACGCCTGGTGTTTTCCGCGGTATCACTACATCTGTCTCTTATACCGTTCCCGTTAGTCTCAATTATCGAGCCGATATCTCCAGCTAATCCTCACAACCTTCTAAACCTGACCGGCTCTTTGCCGGTTTTCCCGTTTCTAAAGGAGTAACCAATATGGGCTTTGCATTGCCTAACGGCGCTCACGTCTATCTGGCATCGGGTTATGGCCCAGCCATTCCTTTCACCGGGGCGACAAACGCCGAAAACATGGTGATCACCGTGAGTGAAGCTGATGCACTCAAGGTGGGTGATATTGTTCATGTGAACTGCAACTGGTCCGGTGTTGATAACGTCATTGCAAAAATTGATGCGATTGCCGAAAGCGCCGTAACTCTTCGCAACATCAATACCACCAACAAAAACAAATATGCCGCTGGTGGCGGTACCGGTTCGATCCGCAAGGTGCTTGAATGGACCGAGCTGCCGCAAATTACTGAGGTGTCGAAATCTGGTGGCGATCAGAACACCACACAGATTCAGTTCCTGAGCGACGACCGCCAGCGAAACCTGAACACCTATAAGTCTGCAGTCTCCCAGACCTACTCGATCGCGCATGACTCCACTCTCCCCGTATATCCGCTGCTTCGCCAGTTGGATGAAGACGAAGAAACGGTTGCGGCTTACATGTACGTGCCGAAGGCGAAGGAAAACCGTTACTGGGCGGCCACGGCGTCCTTTGACGATACGCCGACTACTGCGGTTAACGAGGTAGAGACAGTGAGTGTGGTGCTGAACCTGCAGTCACCGGCGATGACGTTCTACAAGGTGACTGACGCTGCAGCCTGACCCGTCAGCGCTCTCACTATTCCATGCCTCCCATAACGGAGGCTTTTTTTTTCGTTAAGAGGTATCGATGGCGACCAAATTCACCCTTCAGCCCAAACCTACATTCAAGGCCAATGTCTCGATCCCCCGAGCCGGCGATGAGGATGGCGTGCTGACGTTCACGTTTAATCACAAGCCACTTAAGGAACTGGCTGACCTGGAAAAACTCGAAGGCAAAACCGCCACTGATTTTCTGATGGAAATCATTTCAGGCTGGGCACTTCCTGATGCATTCAACGTGGAAAACCTGTCGGTGCTGCTGGAAAACTATCCGGCGGCGATGAAGGCCATCCCGGAAACCTACTACCGCGAGCTCATGGGGCAGCGTGAAAAAAACTGATAGCGGTTGCCTCTGCGTTTTATACGCCTGAACCCACAGCGGCAGACCTGGCGCCTTACGGGCTTACGCCGGATGACTATGACGATAATTTCGTAGATGTCTGGCCCGATATCTGGCCTTCATTCCTTGTATTTCAGGCTGTCAGCACGCAATGGCGAATGGGAATGGGCGGCGCGTCCGGGCTCGACTATAACGTTTTGCCTTGGGTAATGCGTCTGCACAACGTCGACGACGAGGCAACCGCGCTTTCGGACATCCGGGTGATGGAAAGTGCTGCGCTAAAAATTATGCATAAAGAGAGGGCGTAATGAGTAACGATATCGCCACGATTTCCCTGCGTGTAAATACCAGTGAGCTGGAGCGCGGTAATCAGGCACTGGATCGCTTTCAGGAGACCGCGTCCGCCGCGGCAGGTAAAGCGGATGACCTGAACAGTACGTTCCGCACCGGTATCGACAACCAGAAGAAGAACAGCGAAAGCCTGAAGCAGCAGCGTCAGGAACTGCAGAACCTGCTGAATAAAATTAGTCCGGTAAA